TGCTCCGTGCGCCACCAGGCTTCTTGAACGTCTGGATGCTTCTCCAAAATCTTGGGCGCCACAGCGAAGAGCTGTCGTGCCTTCAACCATTCATCATGACGCCCAAGATGTGAGTAAATCGTCATGAATGCGTTCAGGACCTTCTGAGAGTCCGTTTCATAACGACAAGCTTGAATGACTTCGAGCAGTGCCTCATCTGGCTTTATTGCATACGCGCGCGAGAGATTGAAGAGAGCCTCTTCAAAGAACCCCATCCGTGCGTAGGCCACGCCCAATGTTTGAAGTGGATGGAAGTCATAATCCCTGGGATTGACGATCAGCTGAGTCTGTGGTGCGGATTTAGTTCCTGCAGCCTTTGTCCACTCGACTACTTCTTGCCATCGTCCACGTTCGTATGCGGTTTGGGCAAGCCCGAAGTATGCGTCGGGCCAGTGGGGTGCGATCTTAATCGCTTCAAAGTCTGCCTGCTCGGCTCTATCCAAGTCGCCCATCGCGCGGTAAACATCAGCAATCTTGTGCGCGATCTGGTACGTTTCTTCATCCCACCGGGCACCCGCCATAAATCTTCGCCAATGAAGCAAAGCCTCCTTGAAGTTACCCCTTGATGCGTTCTCATTTCCAAGATAGAGAAGCAGCCTCTGGGGCGGGTTGGGTTCAGTCTCTTCTAGATCCTTGTACAGAAGATCTAAATTCCTGGTTCCCCGTCGATCCTGGTGTGCCTTCAGGTCGTGCTTGACAACGATATCCTCGATCAGATGGGCACTGTGGGGTTGCTCGGTAATGAGCGCCTCGTGAACGCGACCGTTCCAGTGCCAGCCGAGATCCATTCGGACAAGACGTTCTCTAATGAGATAGGTAACTGAGTTCCCGTGCTCATCTTGGGCGAAGTCCCAGCCAACATGAAACGCTCCAACATCTGGATAGCGTTCAATGTACGACGGGAATTTCTCCGCGCCACTAATGATATCATCACCGTCGAGCCACAGGAAATAATCGCCTGTAACCCGATCAAGAACAAGATTTCTTGCATATGAGAAATCATCCTTCCAAATGATATCAAATACCTGATCCGTGAACTTTCGAGCTATCGCCTCTGTATCGTCTGTGGATTTCCCCGCAAGACCGATCACGATCTCGTCGACGAAAGGCGCCACAGATGAGAGGCACCGCTCCAGAGTTTGACCCTCATTTCTGACGATCATCCCCAATGAGATTTTCACTAAAGCCGCTTCCTTTCAGTTTGAACAGGAGGTCTAGCCACGGCAGTTACGAGCTGCTTACGGAATCCAACGCTAGCTCCTCCTGATGAAGTTAGGTGGGATGGGAATTGAGGGGTGGTGAGGCGGAGAGGGAATCTCCTTCCAAGTAAAGCCCACCCGAAGTTTTCAAGGCTTCTGACACAATCCCCATCCCGTGGTTTGGGCCGAGATGCCCACGGAAACCAAACCCGAAGTTGGGAGAGAGCTCACTCATGCCCTAACGAATGAGCTCTCTCCAAGATGCCGTGAATGCCGCTTAACCGGCGACGATCGACCCGTAAATCCCTCTCCACTCGATCGGGATATAGTTGAAGTCGTGCCGGATCTTGTACGCGACCTCGTCGAAGTCGAATGAGTAGGGATCGTCCCCACCCAGAACAGCTCGAACGCCAGGATCCTGCAGGCCCAAGAACGGGGTCTTGTTGCCATTCAGAGTGACGTGCGCGAGGAAGGCAAGATCGCCCTTCAGGTCAGTTGACATATACCAGTTCGTGGAGTCCGTGAAGAACGGCTCCTCGATGAAGGTATAGCGTCCAGCAACCTGATTGGCCAGAAGCACCGTCGGCGAAGAAACGGAGTTGGGGATTGTTGCCTGCTGAAGAGCCAACGCCACCCAGCGCAGAGCCTTCGGGATGATGACAGTCCGACTTGACGCTGTGAGCGCGATCGGATAACCTTCACCATCTGTCTGTGCATCCAGCGCCGTCTCCGCTGCGATCAGGGCGTTCATGCCCGGAACATCTGCCGTGAGGGCAGTCGTACCGGTATTCGCATGGTTCGCACTGAACAGAGCGTTCCCGTCCCACATCGTCGGATTGGACTGGAAGTTGGTGATCGCGGCATCCTTGCTCTGGGTTCGGGCCATAGCCTCTGCCAAGAGATTCGGAAGCTTTGCGATTTCACCGAGACGATCCGAAAGGATCAACTGTCGGGTCAGCTTGAACGCTGCACCGAACTCACGCAAGTTGATGGAAGGCCCTGGCAGTTCCTTGATCGCCAGTTCCTCGTACGGACCGTTGAGGCTCTTCTCGGGGATGTCCGGGAACCGACCCCAGCGAGATGCTGTGTAGGTCTCGAAGTCTTCCACAGAGAAGTCTCGGGTGTAGCTTTCCCAGCTACCCTGAACCTCAGAGATCCGTGCTTGGAAATTGTGCCGGAAGAACTTGGTCATGTAGGTAGGGAAGTCCGAGGTGGACATTGCCTCTTCCAACGTGAGCAGGCCATTAGCAGCCGCTTGCCGAGCGCGAGCATAGAGATCAAGAACTCGCAGGTGCTTTCCACCAGCTTCATAGCCGAAAGAGCCAGGCTGGTAGTTCACCTTATTGATCCTCCTTCACTAACCGATGATTGCGTAGGACTGATTCGGGTTGAAGAGCTGGACCTTCGCAAGAGATCCATTCCCAGTGGCGATCACTCGACCCACAGGGTTCCAGCCCGCTGTGCCAACAACTCCCATCGACGCAGCAGCGCCCAAGGGAAGTGACGTGGCAATCTCAGACGCAGGGGCGGAGACAACCGTTCCCTGTGCCAGAGTTGCTGCTACTCGTGGAAGCAGCCAAGCCCCCTCGAGAATGAGTGTCTGGTACTTACCAGCAGCCACATCATCCTGGACGATGCCGTAGAAGCCCTTGCAGTAAACAAGGTCGCCAGCCTTGTGAGCAACCGCGAAGAGCATCCGGAGACGCCGACCAGCATGAACGCTATTCGTCGCCATTAGTTAGCAGCTCCTTCCTGCGACTCCGGATTGTACAGGAGCTTCGATTCCATCGACACGAGGTCGCCGAAACCAGCCTTGGACTTCTCCTCATCACTGAGCGGATTCTCAGGAACCTCGGGGGTTTCTGTTCGTCCGCCGTTGTTGACCTTCGGACCCTTGCGGAATCCGGCAGCCTCGAGCTCCGTGAACTTGGCGTCGATAGCGGTCTGAACGTCTTCCTCGACGAACGCCTTGACGCCCACGAACTGGGCGACGATCGCTCGCTGTGAAGGCTCGGGCAGACCAGCATCCTTGACGAAGTCAGCGACCTGTGCGCGGGTCGTTTCCTTCTCAGCCAGTTCCTGCTCGAACTCAGACTGCCAAGTTGTCTTCGCTTCCTCAAGCGCCTTGCCAAGCATTCGCTGGACGTCTTCCTCAGTAACGGCAACAGGTGCGCTTCCCTCGGCGGGCTTCGTCTTCTTGCCATCACCAGGCTCGTTCCCAGCGGATTCTGTGGCAGCAGGCGTGGGAAGCAAGTCGGGGCGATGCTCCTTCAGCATCTCCTCAGTCAGCTCATCCCAATCCACTTCCATTCCTTCCTGTGCTGGTAGAAACTTGTCAATAGCACCACCCGCCGCCGGGAATGCTACCCAGTCGATTGAACGGTTCTTAGTGTACCGCTCGACCTCGTAAACCCGTTGTCCGTTTTCTCGCGTCGGCCTCCCTTCGTACCATGTTGCCATACTCAAGCCGATGGCATCCTTCGCTTCTTTTGCGAACTCGTAGAACTCCTTGTTCAGGAACTTGACTCGGCCCTTTCCTTCCCCGATCGGCCCAACCCAAGTTTCCTGCATCCGAGAAACCAGGTCCCGAATAGAACGACGCCAAGGCATTCGTTCCATGTTACCTGGCTCACCGTGATCGATGAACATCCTGGACCCATCCCAGATCCCCTCTTCCACAGCCTTGGCGATTGCCGCCTTGGTATGGTTGATCTTGTTATCTGAGATACCAGGCTTGACGATCGTAACTTCGGCTTCCAACTTGGTATCGTCGAAGTTAGTGATCTCTTCAGCGACGTAGAGTTCTGATGCTAGACGCTGCCCTGTGGAAGGTGGAGCACCTGCTGATTCTCTCGCATAGAGAGCTCGCAGCTGAGCAGAAGCCTTCTCCTTCGAAGGATGACAGCCCATGCTCTTACCTCCATCCTCCTTGACGACGCAGAATTCTGCGCCCTTCTTGGTGATCTTGTAAGGCATCGGCTACTCCTCAGCGTTCGCTTCCCGCTCCTTGCGCTCCTCATCAGCCTTCTCCTTATCGGACTGAACGCCCGACGGAACTGGGCCGGCAAGATGCCGAAGCTGAGTGCCCTTGCGGTTCATCTGATACTTGCCGCCGGCAGAGGTGACGCCCACAAGGGTCGTGGTATTGAACGCTGTGATGTCGTCAGCTTCAACCTGAGCCAACTTGGCGAAGCGTGTCTTGCGCTTCTTATCCGCAGCACTGAGCTCCTCTTCAGGAGCCACAGTCGGTGAGAGGGACGGGAACTCTGCAACATCCACTGCAGTGTTTGCTCCTTGCAGTACAGCATCTGACTGATTGACCGGCGCGGTCACTTCTGGTGAGACGAAACTCTGAAGCTCATTGGTGTCTGCGGGATCGCGTCCCTCAGCCATCTGCTGAGCGTTCTTGGAAGCGTCTGAAGCAACCACGTTGGATGAATCCTCTTCCTCAGCGGCCTCATCCTCGGTCTCTTCAGTATCCTCTTCCTCAGTCGTCTCTTCCTCTTCTACGGTCGCCTCTTCGTCTTCGACTTCGGGGTCTTCGACGTTTCCAGCGGTTCGACGTGCCACTGTTTCCTCCTATAACCTTTCTTCTGGATCCGGAGATGGACCAGCAAAATGAAGGATTTCCCCATCCTCTGTGAGCTCGTACTGGCCGCCATTCTTGGTCATGAACCGACGTGTTGCAAAGTTCCAAGCGAGAAGATCGTTGCGTGAGTAGCCCGACTTCTCGAGGAACTGGGATCTCAGTGCATCGGCATCACTCTTTATCTCATCTGGTAGCATGATGTGTCGCATCAGTTCACCCTGGTACGCGGTCCAGTTGCGGGTTGTCGCGGGCGCTTGCCGTTAGCAATCCGTTTCAGATCAGGTCCCAACGGATTAACAGATCCGCCGTCAGTGGCTTTCTGTCCTTCTTGCTTAGTTCCATCCCGGCCGTTCTTCCCATTTCCATTGCTTGAACCTCCGGGTCCAAGTTGCTTGGGCGGCTGGTCTGGGTTCTGTGCGCCCGCCTGTTGGACTTCGAGCATTTGCTGGCGTTGTTCTTCCTTCTCTTCAAATATGCGTTCCTCCTCTTCCATAATCTCGGGCATGAGCGTATCAACATTAGGAACGTCCAGAGTGTAGAGAGCTCCTCGGATGCCGACTTCCTTGAGCTTCCTGTTACCCTGTGATCCGATCTGCTGAACCAACTGACCATACGCTGTGGTCCACTTCACAACGTCTTGGGTAATGATTGGAGGCCAATCGAATGCAACCTCGAAAGGCTTGGCTGTGGGATTGTCCACCGCAACCCGGTAGACGAACTGGTGAAGCTCGATGAACTCTTCCTCGTGGAACTTCTGGTAGTCTTCATACCCCTTGACCATCGGGAGTTCCATCGCCTGTGCTGTTGCCAGGTTCGCGTCGCCACCTTCTCCAAAGTAATGGATATTGGTTCCAGTTCCTGCGCCACCTGCCATGAGGATGAGTCGAGCATCTTCCTTAGCATGTACTGCGCCCGTATCCGCGCGAATCGGTTTGAGGTTGACGTTCTGATTGACATCGTAGATAGCCCCAGCCACAGGTTTGGTGAGTCTACGAAGTGAAGGAGTGCCAGGCTGGTCTTCATCTCCGGGGGTTTGTAGTCCCCCTAGTTGCCCTGACATCTTCGCCACTGCCGCTGGCCCACCTTTGGACTCGCGCACGTAGGAGAAGGCGTTGGCAGCAGCGTTGATCGCCCCGCGGTCTTCCATGAACTCCTTGAAGACACGGAACCATTCACGGGACGAGAAGAGCTCGGAGACACCACGCCGACCCATCTTCATGCGGACCGGGTTCAGCATGCGATGCTTCATCAGGACGGGATTGCCGTCTTCATCCTTGGCGATCAGGGAGTCGGGGATGTTAAGAACCCCCTCCAGTCGGATGTCTTCCCATTCCTCATCAGTAATGTGGAAGTCCCGATAGTACCGAGTTTTGGGCTTGTCATCCTTGGGAACGTACTGACCACCGCCGCGAGTAGCATCATAAACGTACTCACGATAGACTCGCTTGTAGAACAGAGGCAGGTCACGGTTCTTGGGATGATCAATGATGTCGACGATTTCTTCCATCGGACACTCGCTCATACGAACGTATGGTGCGATCGATGGTGTGCAGTAGAGCTCGAAGAACTTCTCACCGTCGGTCAGAGTCTCGTCGAACCGATCCTTCATCGCCATGTGAGAAGTGTAGACAGCCTCGTTGATAGGATCGTTCCAGAAGGCGTCTATGATCCGCTTCGGCTTCCTCTCGTTGATGATGTAAGAAACTCCACGTCCGAACGTAAAACGGACAGCAAGTCGGACGGCTTGTTTAGCGATTGGATTCTCGTGCCGCAAGCGGCGAATCCTGGTGATGGTTTGTTTTCGCTTTGCAGCTGGAATGATGTCCGTGTCGTTCCCGTAGAAGGGATCGAACAGATTGAGGTAGTCGACATCCTCAAGATACCTTTCAAGCTTGGAGTAGCTGGTCTGGACATCTTCGAGGGCAGACTTCAGTTGGAGATTATCCTTCTCCTGGGATTCCACCCATTGATCTATGCCCGTTATCCGAGCAATTCCGTTCTGCCATCGATTCACAGTATCTCACCTGAATGGAGGTTTGAATATCTGAGGTCGTGCCTGCTTACCCAGATGTTTGGTGTAGACCGGAGGAAGGGCTTGTGCGTACTCGATCATCGTCATACCCATGATCCCGAGTGCTTCTTCTGCCTCCCTCTTGATTGCTGTGTACATCTTCTTGGTTGATGGCTCTCTGCGATAACCCCCACCATCACCGTAAACCCCAACTGTCTTACCCCTGTGTGAACAGGCCGCTGGAGCTGAGAGTTTGAGATTACTCTCGAAGAGCCGGTGTCGTCGGAGCTGTCGATAGATCCCGTCATTCCCAGTAGCACCTAATCCGAAGTGGGTACCACAGAGTATGATGGGATCAATTAGTGGAGCCCCCGGAACATTCTCAATGATCCATGGCTTGCCAGTTCTATGGAGTAACGCGCGTATAGAGTCGATTAGCTCCGGATGTACGATCTCTGGGTGAGCGAATCGAATCTGACTGTACGCCTGACAAGGCGGGCTGGCGTGGATGAGGTGATACTTCTCAAGTGAGTGGTACTTGAGGAACCTCTCGACATCTCGGACCAGGAACTTGAAAGGATAACGGGGTTGAGGTTTAATGTCCACCCCAAAAACCTCATATCCTGCCAAGTTGTATCCGAGTGCAGCCCCGCCAGCCCCGCAGAAAAGATCCAGTACTCGGACCGTTCTCAATAGTCACCCAAGCTGAACTGACGGTCAGGGATCGTGAGTGAGTATGAGTCTTCCATCTGCATCCTCTTGATATCCGCTGGGAATAGTTCCTCAAGATCTACTGAGTCGTATTCCTCGTTCCGCGGAATCTCATTGAAGAGCTGTGGGAATAGACTGAAGTAACCATACCTCATCGCGTCGATGGTATGATTATCTATATCCACAGGTAGCTCGGATTTATTGGTATCTATCCGCTTTCGACTCTCGTCGGGATAGTGGTAGTTGAGATGTTCTTTGATGACGTTTTTGCAGAGGGGAGAGAATGTAATTCTTGGAACGATGAGCGAATCAGTGCTGCGCAAAGGATCCCGCAAGAATCTATGGTGCACCTCGATACCTTGCTTGATCTTCGGCTTCCCGCCCCATGCACGGTAACCTCTCAATCTCCAGGTGGAAGACGCTTCCTGTGCTGCCTGGTCGATGATAACGTCCAGTTCTTCTCGGGGGTTGTTGTAGTCGTTCAAGATCCAGTGGCCCCACCGTTCCTCGGCCATGCGGATGATCTGGTCCGTGACCCGCCCAGTGGAGTAGATTTCGTCGAGGACGTGGATCTCTTCTTCTGGAGTAATCTGCACAAGAAGTACAGCGTAAGGGGCACTTCCTCCTGGGTCAACGAAGAGGGCAGTGCGTAGACCATTGTTGAACTCGTGGTTTCGAACGTGGATCGTCTCATCAAACTCTGGAAAGACGAGTCCACCGTAGGCAATGAACTTGGCTTCCCACTCCTGAGCGAAAGCTTCGGGGGATGATGTTAGTCGTGCTTCTTCGATTTCCGAGTCCGGCAGAATTGGATTACTCTTGGATGGGATCTGCCAGGATCGCCAGGTGGGATGTAGCTTGTATGTCTTGCCAGATTCGTCCGCGATCGGGACCGGAGAACCATCCTCCAGTTTCTGTCCCCATCGGTAGAAGTCCTGGAACCAGTTGAACCCTCTAGGGGTAGAAGTAAAGATGGCCCTTCCGTGCCGATCGGCCAATGCCGGCCTGATGTACTGGTCCCATGTTCTCTTCTTTAGTCTCGCCGCTTCTGCGAGTACTGCTAGATCGAGTCCTTCTCCGATCAGCTGGTCTGGGTTCTCTTCGGTCCTGCACTCAATGAACGATCCGTTGTCGAAGTCGATGAAGAGCTCTCGTTCTGACTTGCGTCGAACCGGGATGAACTCTCGTTCAACTGCGAGCTTCCATACGACGCGGAACTCCTTCTCCGCCAAGTCCATATTCGGGCCGACGATCCAGACCCTGGAACCCGGGATGCAGAGCTGGGCATATGCTTCCCTTCCTCCGATAACGGACTTCCCAATTCGTCTTCCACCACAGACTACGAGAAAGCGTTCTTTACTCCGATGAATCGCCGCCTGGTATGAGAAGGTCTTCAGGCCCGTATTCTGGAAAATCTTCGCCTTCACCCCCGGAAGACTCAGCAGCCTGGATCGTGGCAACGATAGAGTTGAACGTTTGGTCGTACTTGATGTTGACGGTAACGCCATCCGCGAGTCCCTTATCCTTTCCACCGGTTGTCATGTTGTAGAACCTGACAAGGTCGAGAGGTTCTAGGGTGCTGATCTTCTGAGGGCTGACACGCTTCCCAACTTCCTGAATGAGGCGTCCCTGGATCTTAGACATCGCAATCTGGCGATGCTCGGTGACACGCTCACGAAACCGGTTGCTCTGCATGTACTTGGTAACTTGCCGAGGATTGACTCCAGCAAATCGGGCAGCTTTGTTGCGGGACCATCCCACAGCCAGAGCCATCGCAGCCTTCTCCATGTGGATTCTCATGGGCATATACTGAACGTGAGTTCCAGCATTAGCCTCGATGATCTCTGCTTCGATCTCTTCGTCAGTCTTGACGACCATCAACTTGTTCGCTTGTGCTTCTCGAAAGTTCGCCATTCGCTTCGTCTGTGGATGCTTCCCAACCTCATAACGAGTACGATTTGGATCTTTTCGAGCTGGTTTGGGCATTTCCTCGATCGGAGTGACGTTTTTCATACTCGTAGGAACCCCACCGCTAGATTTATTCCTTTTTGAACCCGTTCTTGGAGATTATAGAGCGAAATATCGAGCTTTTCAGCGATTTTCGGAGCTTTTTCGCCAGAAACGAGCAGAATTGTTGGTGTTGCAAGAGGTGGTTGGAAGCTCATTAGCTCCCACAGGGCAGAAGTGAATGGGAACAGCCTGTGCGCGGGACTAGAATATTGCTTACGCGCGAGGCGATATGAATGCAAGTTTTGATCCGGTTTCGGAGGTCTAAAACCTTCCACGATGCTGACGTGGGACATCAGTCGCCCTGTCTGTTGTGGGTTCCCGTTATCTGTCAGCTGTTTGGAGAAGTGCATTCGCCCTGGAATCTCATTTTGGAACCCGTCTCTGAAGAAGCAAATCAGGCAAACATCCTGAACTTGGTAGATTGATGAGTGTTCACAACTGCCATTACCCACATATAGGATGTCAGGTAAAGCTTGCAGGTAAACCTGTTGATTGTTCGAGGAATGAACTGTGAAAGTTGGGTCATAAACTATCACACGATCAATCATCCTATCATTCTGGCAATCACCTGGAGGGGTGGTTCCAGTTTGTCGATGATTTCTGTGTGATGTTCTTCCCAACTGCATCTCCTTTGCAATCAACGTATCACAGTCCCGAATCTGAGATCTCCCACGTACCCCTTTCGAGGAAGTTTGAGGATAAAGCTTTGGTGAAGCTTTAGAGAAACTCGGTGGGTAGAGCTCCTCCGGAGATGTTCTCCGCCTGTACACATACTAATACTTCCTGAAACCTTTGTCAAGGCTCCTAGTTTGGACATCAGTTTCACCTAAGTTTGGCTACTGGATTGATGCCGGATTGATACAGGTTTTGTTTGTCTAAATCTTTGGTTAATCTTAGTCCGAATGGACAGACGAAATAAATCTTAGAGCACAACTTAAGGCAAACTGAAAGCAATCCTGTAGACATCTTTAGCAAACTACCATTACCCACAGGGTGGGTGGTTCAAGTTTGATAAGGATTTTGTAGAGATGTAGTTGAGAGGTTGGCTACATCCTTACATCATTCTGGTAGATGTTAAAGGCTATACGTAGCTTACTATGGAATCTTATCTACTAAGCTTCTGCCATTTTGGCAACATCTTTTCTGCAGCCTGAACCTGAATCTCTCCTGCCTTCTCGCATCCTGTATTTACCTAGGCCGGTCAATTGACGGTAAATAGCCTCAGATTGCCTTAGAAGTGCCTTCCCAGGTCTCTCAGGTTAAACCGAAGGCAGGTGGTGGACTTGACCAGCCGTCCATACATCATTCTTATAAGATGCCTTATGACCTTGACTAAGCTTCGAGGATTTCACTTCACATCTTCTCAGCAAGTTCTACGCCCCTGACCCATAAAAAAAATGGGGGATAGACCCGCGATAGGTCTATCCCCCGTCGGTCAGGCTAGCCGCTCCCCCGCGAGCGTCTGGCCGATTGCTGCTGCTCGCAGGTCGCCGTACGGGTCGTCAGGGTCGCCGTACGTGTCGTGCAATTCGTCCGCTATGCCCGCTTCGATCGCGTTATAGCAGGACTCGCAATACGTGCCCGCTGGCCCTGTGAGCGCGTCAGACGCGCCGTGTAGGGCATCGGCCACGATTGCCGCTAACTGATAGCGGCTAGGCATTGTCTGACCCGCTCTGGCCGTTGCTGGCCGTCACAGGCTTGCCCGCGAGCGTCGGCGCACGATTGCCGATTGCCGCTGGCTTGCTTGCCCGCTTGCTTGCCGCTGGCTTGCTTGCTGGCTTGCTTGCTGGCTTGCGGGTCACGCTCCCCCATGCGGGCCACTTGATCGCAAGTCCGCTTCGGGCATTGCTGGCCTTGACCATTGCTTGCCCGATTTCGTTGGCTTCGGCCACGGTGTATAAGTGCGCCTGATACGGCGCCTTACCCTCGCCAAAGCGAGCGAGCAACGGTGTGCCCGCGTCACCACGGACACGTCCGCGCACTTGCTTGCCGCTGACAGTCCGCTTGAGGACGGTCGTCAGTCTGGCCGCGATCATGCGAGGCGTAATTGTTGCTTCGGTCGTCACAGTCGTTGTCTCCTAGTGTCGAAAGTCCGCGCGACGACTTGCCGCGCGTGTCTGGCGCAATCGTTGCAACGTGCCCGCGTCACCGGCGCACTTGACCCGCTCCGGCCGCTGACGTTGCTCCCGCGCGTGTCGTCAGTCCTGCGTGTCGCTTGCCCGCTCCCGTAAGAGCGACGGCCACAGGCTAGCAGGTCGTCAGGTCCGTTGCAACGGGCAATTTTTTGCGCCTGGCAATTGCAACGGCGACGGCGACGGCCAGACGGCGACGACTGACGGCGACGGCGACGACTTGCCCGCTGGCGCGTCGGAGCTGGCGCGACGGTCTGACGGTCTGACGGTCTGACGGTCTGACGGTCTGACGACTTGCTAACGTGTCAGACGACCTGACGACCTGACGACCTGACGGCCTTTTCAGTAGAGGTAGAGAGGTTGGCTTAAGGATCGATGTATAGAGGTTCGATGAGGATAATGGCTCAGGATGTTTGAGGTTCCTGAGCAACCTGAAACCTCTCAGCTTCACCTAATCTACCTTGGGAACCTCTCAGCTTCGCAACCTCTCAGCCTCTCAGCCCGTCGTCAGGACGCCCACCGCTTTGTAGAAGTGGTAGGAGGTTGGCTTAAGGAAGCCTCCCATCTACACTATACCAATGACTATTTATATGAGAATGTTGGGATGTTGTTGATGGGCTGCGGAGGTCAATTCAGCAATGGGGATGTTTGAGGTAGGTGTCCGTAGGAACCTCCAACCTCTCAGCTCAAAATAATTGCTGGGGAACCTCTAACCCCCAGCCTCTCCATTGCTGAATTGACATCTACAACCCTGCCTCTGGCCCCACAGGGCAGCGGTAGAAGAGGCTAAAACCC